CCATAAATATATATAATATTAATAATTCTTTTGATAGTGATAATACCGGGGTAAAGAACCCCGGATTATTCCCGGATGAAGAAACAAAGGTTGAGGAACCAAAAGAGAAAAAAACATTGTTCCGCAATTCCGATGTTTACAAAATGGTTAAATTTGAAAACGGCGTTGCCGTGGATTATTCCGAGTTTGAAAGTAAGTTTTCAACCCCGGAATTTGAAACCGTCGATTTGGTTTATTACTTTCATTCTGTTAGTGATTGGAGCGACCAAAAGAATATGAAGCGCACTAAAAACGGTTGGTTGGCAACCGTCCGTAACTTCATACGTGGCGACGTCGAAAAAAAGAAATTGCATTTGAAACCCCAATACAAAAAGCCGACGGAACGGTTGAACGTCGCCGGGGCTATTGAGTATTTGAAAGATGATTATTAACATGGAAACATTACCCGAAAAGACAAACAGATTGCCACAAACGTTGCCCGAAAAACGACAATCCGCCGCCGTTTTGCTTTATAGTGGAACGGCAAAAGCAATTGAGGTTCGCCGAGCGATGGTTGAATTACCGGAGGTTGCCAAAGCATTAACCCCCGTTGAAAAGTATATTTTCGTGGCGTCCACAAAAAAACAGATTGCCGAGATTGACGACGAAACGTTGATTGCTAAAACCGGGCAAATGTTCCGGTTTATCGCAATGGACGTGGGGTTTATCATTCCCACGGAAAACCGGGACGATTGGACGTATATTTGTACCCGGTTGTTGGATTTGCTCAAACGCTATTATTCGCAATTAACATTATCGGAGGTTAAATTAGCGTTTGAATTGCTGATTACCGGGGAATTAGACGACTATTTGCCAAAGGATAGGGACGGAAACGCCGAACGGAAACATTACCAACAATTTAACGCCGATTATTTCGCAAAGGTATTGAACGCATATTGCAGGAAACAAAACCAAGTTATCGGCAAAGCATATACGGCGTTGCCGGAACCGAAAAAGGAGTTAAGCCCGGAGCAAATCCGGTATTATCGCAATCAATCGGTTATGACTTGTTTAATGTGCTTTTTGCGCTATAAATATACCGGGCGTTTAGTGTTTGGATTAACCGACGAAATGTTTGTTTATAATTGGTTGTTGGGCGTTGGGTTAGCGGATGAAGTGAAAGAAACCGAGGACGACCGGAAAGAAGCGTATAACCGATTTTTGGCACGTGCCGCCCGTGGGTTCGTTAATGAATTTACCGTTTACCACGTTCGGAAACAAGGAACCCAAAGCCCGGAAATTGATTATACAGCCTTTGAGGTTGCCCGGCGCAAAGAAATTAAACGGACGTTTGACCGAATGATTAAGGACGAAATTTATATCTATCATTATTTAAGGTTTGAAAAATGAAAAAAAGAGTTTCAGCGACAAAGTTGTACCGACTTTGGGAAAGTATAAAAGCCCGTTGTTATAATCCTAAAAGAAAGGATTATAACAATTATGGAGGTCGTGGAATAACTATTTGCAAAGAATGGTTTTGTTTTGATGCCTTCAAAAATTGGGCTTTAGAAAATGGATATAACCCCGGTTTAGAAATTGACCGGATAGATAACGACGGGATATATAGCCCGGAAAATTGCCGTTTTGTTACTCATTCGGAAAATAATAGAAATAGGCGAATACGCCGAGATAACACAACCGGATATAAGGGAGTAACCCGGCATAAACAAACCGGGAAATATAATTATGAAATTCAAATCGACGGAATACGATACAGAAAGAGCGGTTTTATAACTGCAAAGCAAGCGTATGACGAACGATTGATTAAGATTGAACAAATAAAAAAGATGTTATGAAAATAAATTGCATTATAGGCATAGACCCCGGAAGCAATGGGGGTATTGTGGTTTGGCGACCCAACCACAACGCAACGGCAATTAAGATGCCTAAAGACATTAACGAGATACGGGATTTTCTCAACTATTACAAAGAGATTTGCACGCCGATTGTCTTTTTGGAAAAATTGAGCGTTCGCCCGGACGACGTAACAGTTGGCGATGCCGGGGCAAACATGGGTAAATTGTACCGCATACAAAAGATGTTGCAAAACTTTGAGCATTTGAAATCCATTATAACCGTCGCCGAAATACCGTTTGTTTTGGTTAATGCGATGAAGTGGCAAAACGACCTTAAATTGCGTATTAAGGTAAAAGGGAAAAAGGAGGAAAAGGCAGACCGCAAACGACGGTTCCGGGATATTGCCGGGAAATTATACCCGGAGATTATCCCGGCGTTATGGAATGCGGACGCAACGTTAATAATGCACTTTGGACGGTTCATTTTACAGAATAACCCCCGTTGGGTTTTGGAAAATTTGCCCCAACAAATGCACAACCGTTTATTTTAAGCCCGTAGGGGCGTTTAATTATTCAAATGGTTACTTGTATGGCAGACGAAACAAAAGCCCCGCAAATCGAAAATCCCGAAAAAATAACGGCAAAAGATTTGGCGGAAATGGTAAAACAGATGCGGCACAACCAACGACGTTGCCAACGGAACCCAACCCCGGAGAAATTGGCAACGTTGGAAAGTTGGGAACGCAAAGTTGATGCGGTCGTTGCTGTATTGACCGATACACAAATGAAATTGTTTTGATATGGACGAAATGGATTATATCTATTTAGGCGACCGATTGACCCGCCCGGAATTGCGACGTATGCCGTGCCGGGCGGTTCGTCGTTCCGATGGTAAATGTATAAGAGGGCGCAACGGTAATATGTTAGTTGAGTTTGGCGGCGTGGGTAAATGCGTTGTTTTGGGGCGATTATTGCGGAAAATAAAAAAATAGCCGAAAATAAAAGATAAAAGTTTTGGTATGTCCATTATTTTACATATATTTGCGGCATGAAAAAAGGTAAATACTTAATAGAATATGATTGTTACGTTGCTGAAAATGGCAATATAACGCAAAATGATAAGGAAATAAAGCCTTATTTGAACGGTGGCTATATGACTGTAAAATTAAAAATCAATGGTTTAAAAGTTATGCGGGTTCATAGATTGGTTGCTTTGGCGTTCATTCCCAACCCGGACAATAAACCATGTGTTGACCATATCGACGGGAATAAATTAAATAATCATGTTAATAATTTACGTTGGTGTACTATTGGCGAGAACCTAAAATTTGAGAACGTTAAACGTGTATCAAAATTATATCCCGTTAAACGTATTGATAAATTAGGTAATATTGTATGTTTTGATAATATTTTAGATGCGTGTGTTTTTCCTTGGCAAAAGTATGTAATATTACAGGTATGTAACGGGAAAAGAAAAACATACAACGGTTATAAATGGGAACATAACGACCCGGCGATTTCCGGGAAATAAATAAATTTAAAGAGCGATGTATATTAAGAAATTGGAATTGTTGAATTTTCAAGTTATCAAAGAGTTCAACGCAGATTTTGAGGGTAATGTATATTTCATTACCGGGGACAATGAGTTAGGCAAATCAACCCTTTTAAAAGCAATCGGCGCAATGTTGACCGGGAACCGGGACGCCGTGTTGAAAAATGGAGAGGACAAAGGGTTTGCGAAAATGGTAGTAGGTAACGACGGCGAAAATTACGAGGTCGAATTAAAGTTTACCAAAGCTAACCCCCGTGGGACGTTATCCATTAAATCCCAAACAACCGGGATGCGTTCGGATAACGTTTCTATGTTGCAAAAGATTTTCGGCTACCAAGACTTTGACGCCGTGGAGTTTTCCCGTTGGAGCGAAACCGCCGAGGGACGCCGCAAACAAATTGAGGTTGTAAAGGCTTTGTTGCCGGAAAAGGTGCGCACCCGGATTGCAGAAATTGACGCCGAGGTTACGACCGTTAAGGACAAACGAAAGGACGCCAACGCCGAGGTCAAGACGTACACAACCATTTGCGCAAACGCTGAAAAGCAATTGAAACCCGGCGACGTCAAAACGTATGCCGAGAAAAAGGATATTACGGCGTTGATGGAAGAACAAAACGAAAATGCCCGGTTGATTGAGAAAGCGAAAACGGTACGCCAAGCCCGGCAACAAAGGATTGAACAATTGGAGGCAATCCCCGGACGAATTAAAGAGGCGGAAGAAACCCGAAAAAGTAATATTAAGGCAATCGACGACAAATTAGCCGCCGAGGAAAAAGAAGTTGCCCGGATAATTGCCGAGGCAAACGCCCGGTTGGAAAAAGCCAAAGAAGATGCGAAAGCCAACAAGAAAGCCATTGAAAACGATTATAAGGAAACGTTGCAAGTTATCGTAAACGACAAATCCGAGTTTGTGAAACGCAAAGCGAATGCCGACAAATGGTTAGAGGAATACGAAGCCAACAACCCGGAACAATTAGATACGGCGGAACAACTGAAAAAAGCCGAGGAACACAACCGTATCAATGCGTTGGTTGTGGATTACATGGCAAAGAAGAAACAAAAGGAAGCCGCCGAGAAAACCGCCCGCACGTTTGAGGACAAATTAGGCGCATTGGCAAAGGAAAGGGAAACACTTATTGCAACGTCCAAATTACCGATTGCCGGGCTTTCGTTCACGGACGACGGGTTAGAATTAAACGGCGTGCCGTTCGTTGCCGGGAAAGTGTCAGATAGTCAAATTATGGAGGTTGCCGCCAAACTGATTATCGCAAGCAATCCGACGGTTAAGGTGTTCCGCATTGCGAGGGGCGAAAGTTTAGGCGAAAAGCGTTTGCAGGCGATTATAGACATTGCAAAAGCAAACGGCTTTCAAGGCTTCATAGAAGAAGTAAAACGGGGACAAACCGATTTAGTAGTTGAGGAATACACGGAAAACGAATAATAACCGGGGGCGGGCTTTCCGTCCCCTTAAAATCTAAAACAATGGCATATACATTGAACGATAATTTGAAACGTTGGGCGGAACAATACGAAACCGCCGAGTTTATCCAATCCGACCCGGTGCAAATCCCGCACCGTTACGATAGTCGGGTAAATATTGAGATTAGCGCATTTGTTACGGCGTGGATTGCGTGGGGTTCCCGCAAACAGATAATCCAAAAGGCGGATTTTATCGACCGGGAAATTTTCAAGGGTGCGCCGTATCATTATATTGTTGGAACCGATACGCAGGGAGCCGCCCCGGAATGGAAGCAATACAAAGGCAGTAAAGAGAATTTTTATAGAACGTTTACATACGCCGATTTTCACGACCTTTGCGCCCGCTTATTTGACGTATATAGTAAGTTTGAGAACATGGAAAAGGCATTGCAAGCGCAACCGGGCGGGCGTCCATTGGAGCAATTACAACGTCTTTTCGGCGATGTTAAGGGCGTGCCGGATATGGAAACGAAAAGCGGTTGCAAACGCTTATGTATGTTTTTGCGTTGGATGTGTCGCCACGGTTCCCCGGTTGACTTTGGATTGTGGACGATTTGCGACCCCCGTAATTTGATTATTCCATTAGATACCCACGTACATAAACAGGCATTGCAGTTGGGGCTTGTAAAACGCCGGACGCCGGATTTGCAAACAGCCATTGAGATAACCGACCGTTTCGCCGAGATATTCCCGGACGACCCGACAAAGGGCGATTTTGCGTTATTTGGTTATGGAGTGAACAACGGTAAGGTTGCACCCGTTACGACGGAACCGGAGCCGGAAAAAGAGCAACCAACCGCCGTGGCTGATTTGTCAATTGCCGACGTTCTGAAAATGCGGTTGTTTTATGACAACGCCGCCGCCGAGGTTCGGGAAATATGGAAAAGTCGGGAAAAAGCCCGCAAAGCATTGAAAGCAACCGAGCGTTTGAAAGCGCACCCAATCGACGGGTTGCACAATGCCGAATTGTTGGAGCCGGGCGAATTTGTCGTTACGTTTGCAAAGATATTGGATAAGCGAGAAACGAAGTTATCACGGGCGGAACGGGACGTTATCCATACAATCGGAATGACAGCGTTTAATAAGACAATGAAAAAATTAATAGCCGATGAAAAAGCGAGAAATAACAGCAACGGGGACAATAAACAATAACGGCGGGTTGGCAATGTACATGGGGGAATTAAACGAGTTTTTCAAGGGTTGGAAAGGTTCCCGCATTATCGCCCGGTTCATTGTAGCGTCGCCCGGTTCGTCCGAGGCTTTGAAAGGGTATTACTTTAACTATGTTGTACCGACGTTTAAGCACGCAATTTGGGAGGCGGGCGAACGTCTTACAGAGGAACAAACCGAACGACGTTTGCGGGAATTTTCCCCAATTATGTACGTTGAACGGGTCAACGAGGAAACGGGGGTATATTCCCACGATTTGCGCACCGTGGCGGATTTGTCGAACGCCGAGTTAATCGAACATATCGAAACGCTCAAACAGATAGCCGCCGAGGAATACAATACATTTATTGACGACCCTAAAACCCTATAATATGCCCGCTTGCAAATGTATCGAAAGAAAGAAACCCGCCAACCAACGTAAATGGCGCATATTGCAATACAAATGCAATCATTCGGCGTTTAATGGTTGGCGGTATCAACGAAGCGATTACAGCGCAATAACTTGTTTGCGTTGCCGGATGGTTTGGAGAACAAAAGCAAATTATGTTGAACAATTGCCCCGATATTCAGAGGGCGAACAATTAAATTTTGATAATGGAATTAACAGATAAAACCCCGATGCCGCAAGGTAAATTTAAAGGGCAACCGATGGAAAATGTACCGTATTGGCATTTGCTTTGGTTGGATGGAAAACCGTTTTGTAACCGGGACGTCCAAAAGTATATAGACGAAAACCGGGACGTTTTGGAATTGGGAAAAAAGCGGGATAAATACCGCAATGAGAGCGAAAACAGTAATTAACGATTTAATATTTAAGGTTATGCAAAAATTTGATTTGAAAGATGTTTGTTTCTTTGATTGTGAAACAACCGGGATTCCGGCAAAGGGTTTGAAATGGGATGCGGATTTTGAGCAATTCCCGCACGTCGTCCAATTGGCGTGGTCGTTGGGCGATAAGGAAAAAAGTTATATTATCAAACCCGATAATTACGAGATACCCCCGGGAACAACCGCAATTCATGGTATAACAACCGAACGGGCAATTGCCGAGGGCGTGCCGTTTGCCGAGGTTGTGGACGAATTTTTAGCGGATGCCAACGCCGCCCCGCTTGTATGTGCGCACAACATTTACTTTGATAGTTCAATGTTAAAAGCAAACGTTTTGCGCTATTGTGGACGGGAATATTACGACGCACACGTTGAGGACGCATTACATAAGGGCAAACGCATTGATACAATGATGAAAACAATTAAGTTTGTAGGCGCATTGTATTCAAACGGGCAACCGGGAAAATATCCCAAATTAGAGGAATTATATAGTAAGTTATTCCCCGGCGAAACATTCCCGGCGCATGACGCATTAGAGGACATAAGGGCGTTGCGCCGTTGCGTCCCGGAATTGGTTAATTTGGGGATTATTGAGTTAGCGCAAAAGGAATACCCGGCGGAACAACTCAAAGCCCAATTTGAGCCGGAAAAGCCCAAAGGCGGGCGCAATATTGAGTTCCACGACCCCAACCCGGTAACGGAACCAATCGGAACCGGGGAACCCGTCCCGGAACCGGAACGCCCGGCGGTTCCGTCGAATAGTAAAACACGGGAATTGTTGAACGAAAACGATTTTTGAAATGGCAAAGCGAACAAAAGACGAATTTACAAGGGATTGGATAATTGAAAATTCCGTTGAGATTTTAAGCCGATACGAACCCGGAGTTTTGACAATCCGTGCGTTGCATTATCCGTTAGTTAGTATTGGTATGACAAACACGTTGCAGCACTATAAACGTGTTGTTTCTGCAATGGAGGTTGCACGATGGGACGGGCGGGTTGAGAGGCATTCAGCGACCGAGATAGGGCAATGTGTGGCGAAACTAAAGCGGAACCAACCGATTTGGAAGAAAAGCAAGACGAAGCAAAAGCGCAGGTTAGGGCGTGGATGCGTTCGTATCATAAAAACCGTTGGGAAAACCAACCGATTTACCCGGAAATATTGATTGAAAAGAAAGCGTTGGAGGGCGTTTTTGCGAAACCGTGCCGTAATTGGGATATTGCGGTTGGGGCTTGTAAAGGTTATCCGTCGTTGACTTTCTTGTTTGAATTGTCCGAACGATTGAGAGAGGCGCAAGCCAACGGCAAACAATGTGTTATCCTATATTTTGGCGATTACGACCCGTCGGGCGAAGATATACCCCGGTCGATTGGCGAAAACTTGCAAAAGTTCGGTATTTTTGGGGTCGAAATACGACGTATTGCGTTGATGGAACCACAGGTTATCGAATGGAAGTTGCCGCCCGCCCCGGCAAAGGAAACAGACAGCCGTACCGCCAATTGGGACGGATTGGGTCAAGTGGAGTTAGACGCCGTTGAACCGGAAAAACTGATTTCCTTATTGGACGATGCGATTAACGATATATTCGACCGGGAATTGTACGACGAATTGTTAGAACGTGAAAGCGACGAACGGGAACAATTCCAAACGGAATTAAAACGATACGTTGAAGATGATTTATAAAACCGATGCCGGGCGGGTTCCCGGCAACAAATAATATTACAATATGAGCGAAGAAAAAAAAGCCGCAAACGTTATGTTGATACCAAGCGAAAAGGCGTTTGCATTGTCGAAAGTCAAGACATTAAAGGACGGCGGGTTAGACGTACATTATGAAGTTACCGAAACAATTGGTAATGAGAGTTACACGAACAAATACCACGTCGAAAGTGCAAAGGACATACACCCGGATTTGCGGGATTGTTTCGACCGTTTGCGCCCAATCATGGGACGGATTTTTAATATTACGTCCTTTCTTTCAATGGTTGAAACGTCCGATTTCAAGGCAACCAAAAAGCAAAGCGAATTATCACGGGATTTTGCCGACGAACTTTTGAAAAACATAGAGGTTCGGGGCGTGTCCTTTTCCGGTCAAGACGATAACGTAGGGGTTGTTTTAACCGGGTTGTTTACCGTGTCTAACAATCAGAAAACCGCAATCAATTCGCCCCGCCTTAAATTCAATACGGAAACGTTCGGGTTTGAGGAAGAATTAGAAGAAATTGCCGCCGACATTGAAACCGAGGTTTACGCATTTCTTTTCAAAGGGAAAAAGGCGCAATTGGAGTTGTTCGGGGCTGATGGCGAAGCCGCACCCGGATTGAATGCCGAAAAGATAGAGGACAACGGATTGTTCCCGGATATTAACGACCCGGCGGACGACCCGGAACCGAACGACGAAACGGCGGAAATGTAAGAGTATGGAACCGTATTTGTTGACAGACCGGGACGAATATAATTATTGTATCAATCGGGGGTATAATCCCCTGATTGATATAAAGCATTTTACAATGGATATTCGTTTGAGGGTTGAGATACAACGGGAATTGTTCGGGCATTGTATTACGGGACGGGGTGCAAATATCATGGCGGCAAATGAACGCTTTTTCCGTTGGGTTTGGGAGCATAAGCCGCACCGATGTGAGGAATGTTTAAAGCCGTTACGGAATTATTCCGCCGTTTATTGTTCGCATATATTAACCCGTGGAGCGTTTCCCGAAATGGCGCATGATGCAAGAAATATAAATATACTATGTTTTGAACATCATTCATGTTGGGAGAATGGGGATAAAACGAAAATGCGTATATATTCCGGCAATATGATAATGATTGAATTAATGAAAAATGAGTATGCAAATTTGGAAAGATATTGAGGGTTACAAAGGACATTATCAAATTTCTAATTATGGCAATGTTCGTTCCTTAAAAAAGGATGCGTTTCTAATGAAAGGCGGATATTTGAAAGGATATAAAATAATTAATTTATGGAAAAATGGAACCGGGAAAATGTTCCGTGTTCATAGATTAGTTGCGGCGGCTTTCATTCCGAACCCGGAAAACAAACCATGTATCGACCATATCGACGGCAACCGAGCCAATAACCATGCAGATAATTTGCGTTGGGTTACGGTTAAAGAAAATCAGAATAACCCAATAACAAAATCTAAATGGATTGGAAAAAAAGCGAACCCGCACCACGAAAAAGCGGTTGAGCAAATAAAAAACGGTATTGTTGTAAATGTGTTTGTTAGCATACAGGAAGCCGCCCGAAAAGGCAATTTTTCGGCAACGGCAATTTGTAAGGTATGTAAAGGGAAAGGAAATTTGCATAAGGATTATAAATGGAGATA